AGGGAGAACTTGAATGCGATCTTAAGATTGTTGCAGTCGAAGAAGGTAAAGGTAAAGCAGTAGGTATGCTTGGTGCAATTATATGTGAGTCTGCAGATGGAATTGTAAAGGTAAATGTAGGATCTGGTTTCAATGATGCACAACGAAAGCAATATTGGAAAGAAAATTTAGTTGACAAAATCGTGGCAGTGAAGTATAATAGTCGTATCAAGAATAAGGCTGGAGAAGACTCATTGTTTCTTCCAGTGTTCATTGAAATTCGTAATGATAAAGATATCGCAGATAAATCAAAGGATATAAAATGAAAGTAGCAATCAATCGTTGTTTTGGTGGGTTCGGTATCTCGAATGAAGCATTCGAGAAGTTGCTCGAGCGTAAGGGTGTAGGATTTCAAAAAGTTCCAGCGAAGTTTAAATTCCGTGGTGATGATTTTGATTACTACAAAGCAGGTATTGAGCCATGTGATGACACATATATCAGTGCGTATGATTATTATCAAGATCGTTCTGACCCAGACTTGATCGCAGTCATTGAAGAAATAAAAGACCAAGCAAATAGTTGGGCAGCAGAGATCGCTATTGTGGAAATTCCTGATGATGTTAAGTGGCACATCGATGAGTATGATGGTATGGAACATGTGGCTGAAGATCACCGAACTTGGTATGGAGATTAATTATGCGTAAAGAACTAGACGAAGCACTGTGTGCAAAGTATCCTCTGATCTTTAAAGATCGTCATGAGAATATGCAACACACCGCCATGTGTTGGGGTTTCTCGCATGGTGATGGTTGGTATAATATCCTTGATGTTCTTTGCGGGATGTTGACTGGCGATTATCGTCAAGCGAAAAGTCGCTATGAATCGATTAAAGATAAAGTTGGCCAACCAACATTTGGATTCAGAGATAATGGTGATCCAGTCGGTAAAATTGTCACTCAAGAACTGATTGATGAAGCCAAAGTAAAACTTGATGAAGAAACTGCAAAGGTTCCAGTGGCTTCTCAAGTAAAAGAAAAGTTCGGAGGACTTCGTTTCTATGTTAATGGAGCAACTGATAAGCACTGGAATTATATTTCAATTGCTGAGAATTTTAGTTATCGCACATGTGAAGAATGCGGTAGTCCAGGTAAAACTTATACTGATGGTTGGCATCGTACTCTTTGCGATATCCATGCAGCGATGGCTGGTCGTACTGAAGAATATCAGTCTGATGAAGATGAAGGAGATGAATAATGTTTTACGGTAAAGAAACTATTGAACAAAACTTTTCTCTCGTTCTAAACAAATTGGAAGAACAAGAATTGTTTTTGTTCGAACCAATGCCAAGTTACAAACTGAATGATAGATGGACTGACGAATTTCGTATTCGTGATGGACACACTAAACTTGCTGATGGCACTTGGGTTACTATACATAAAGTAACTACTTGGGTTGAGAAACTCAAGAAAGATACTACAGAGTTGTATGAACAAAATCAACAAACTAATCGTGAGTTGACTCTTGCTAAACGCAGGATCTATGAGATGGAATATGGATTGCGAGTTGCTGAGAAAGCATTGAAGAATTCACTGGCTTTAACTAAGGAGATGATTGATGAGTAAATTTGTTTTGGTTGATTGCATTGCACAGTATCGTATGCGTTACATTATCGAAGTACCAGACAATCATAATGAGCAGGAGTATCCATGTTCGGCAGAGCAGTGGGCACTAGATACAGTAACATCTGAAGAAATGCAAGAATTTTCTCAGTTGTATCTTGGCGAAACTATTGTTAGTAGTCGTGAGATTACTAAAGAAGAAATTGTACCATTGTGCGATATTGATAATGAGTATTGCAAATCTTGGGATGACGACAAGAAGATTAAAGTATTTGTAACTGAAGTTGGCTACAAAAGGGACTGGTAATGTTTATGTTCGATGTGGAGACTCTAGGAGTAGAGTCTACCTGTGTAATTCTATCTGCTGCATTGATTCATTTTGATCCAGAGAAACGTCCAACCTACCAAGATCTATTGGACAATGCATGCTTTGTTAAGTTAAATGCCAAGGATCAGATTGAACGATTAAAACGATCTGTTGATGTTGGAACACTTGAGTGGTGGAAGAACCAACACGAATATGTTCATAAAGTTTCGTTTAAACCTTCTGGTGACGATATGCTTGCTGAAGATGCTATCACTACATTGCATAACTATATGAACAAGGTTCCAAATGCTCAGAATCAAACAATGTGGGCACGTGGTTCTCTTGACCAAATGGCAATTGATTCGCTGTCAACTAGAGTTGACATGCAAGTACTTACAGGATATGCTATGTGGAGAGATGTTCGAACAGCAGTAGATATCCTTTATGGAACTACAAATGGTTACTGCGAGATTGATCATCCTTTGTTCAACCGAACTGATGTGATTAAACATCATCCTGTTCATGACTGCGCATTAGATGCTATGATGTTGATGTATGGTAAATGATATAGTATTCCAAACATATGATTATATCATTGGTGGAAAGATGGTGGTTGGTCGTGCCAGAATGTCTTACGAATGGAAGACTCTATTGGAAGATGGAGATCCAGACGCCAGAGACAAGCTGAAGTCTGAGTTAATCCATCAGATGGCAGAGTTTATGCTTGAGAATAATTTGGTAGAATTTACTTATTATGATAATCCAATAGACCTATCAAGACAAGTCGCAGTTAGAGCATACCTCGCCCCAAGTGATCAAGTTAAAATTTTAAGAATGGCAAATAAAATATTATGACACAAGAAATAACTTTACATCGTGATGCTTTAGAAAAGATTCTCAAACTCGTAGATGAACTTAACCCAAATGCAAGCCTTAGAGTTAGTGCTGGTTATGTAACAATCTATTCTGATCAATCCTCTGGTATTGGTCAACTTATTGATGCTGAAGTAGACGTTGAACTCAATGGTCTTTACGGTAAGTTTAAACAACGAATTGTAGATGAGGGTAGCTGGTAATGGAATTTTATACATCGGTTCATCCGATTGGAGACAAGATCTATATTCGAGGTTATGAAAAGGGGAAACCTTACAAACGTAAACTAGATTTCCAACCAACATTTTATGTAACATCAAACAAACCCTCCAAGTGGAAAACACTGGAGGGAATTTTCGTTGATGAAATTAAACCTGGATCCATTCGAGATGCTCGAGACTTCGTCAAACGATATGATGAGGTAGAAGGCTTTGCTGTTTATGGTAATACCAACTATGCATATCAGTATATCAGTGACAACTATGACACTGTTAACTGGGACATGGAACAGATCAAAGTATTTACAATTGACATTGAAACTTCTACAGAGAATGGTTTCCCAGATGTTCGTCTTGCCAATGAAGAAGTTCTTCTAATCACCATCAAAGATCTACAGTCAAAGCGCATTATCACTTTTGGTTCTAAACCATTCGTGCATAATCGTGACGATGTAGTCTATATCACTTGTCGTGATGAACAACATTTGCTAAAAGAGTTTATGCTTTTCTGGCAAGACAATTATCCAGATGTTGTCACTGGTTGGAATACCGACTTCTTCGATATGCCATATCTTATTCGTAGGATTGATCGTGAACTTGGTGCAGATGTTTCTAAGAAAATTTCTCCATGGGGCATGATCAATGAGAGAAAGACATTCATTAAAGGTAATGAAGAACTTCATTACGATATCATTGGCATCTCTCAGCTAGATTATCTTGAACTCTACAAGAAGTATACCTATTCAAAACAGGAATCATATCGCCTCGACTATATCGCTGAGCAAGAACTTGCTGACAAAAAGAAACCGAATCCTGGAGTTGACTTCAAAGATTTCTATACTAACTATTGGCAAGCATTTGTTGAGTATAACATCCATGACGTAGAGTTGGTTGACAAACTCGAAGACAAGATGCGACTTTTAGAGTTGCACCTGACCATGGCGTATGCTGCAAAGATTAATCCAGAAGATGTTTACTCACAGGTTCGTATGTGGGATACTATCATCTATAATCATTTACGTGCTCGTCATATTGTCATTCCTGCTAAAACACACTCTGGTAAAGATGCACAATTTGAAGGTGCGTATGTTAAAGATCCACTTGTTGGTATGCATAAGTGGGTGGCTTCTTTTGACTTGAACTCATTGTATCCGCATTTGATCATGCAATACAACATCAGCCCAGAGACTTTAACGTCTGAGAAGATGCCAGTCAATGTAGAGAAGTTGCTTAACAAAGAGATTGATCTTTCGTATGCAAAGCAACGAGATCTTTGTGTCACTGCGAATGGATGGACTTACACTAAAGAAGTCAAAGGGTTCATGCCTGAGTTGATGGAGAAGATGTATACTGACCGAAGCAAGTTTAAGAAACAGATGCTAAAGGTTCAACAGGAATACGAGAAAGACAAAACAAAGAAACATTTGTTGAAGGATATCTCTCGCTTAAACAATCTGCAGATGGCGATGAAGATTGCATTGAACTCTGCTTATGGTGCCATGGGTAATCAGTACTTCCGCTATTTCGATATTCGTATGGCTGAAGGAATTACTACTTCTGGTCAGTTGTCTATTCGTTGGATGGCTAATAAGTTGAATGCATTCCTTAACAAGACTTTAAAGACCGAAGGTAAAGATTTTGTTATTGCGATTGACACTGACTCGATCTATCTAACTCTTGAAGAACTTGTTGAACGAACCTGTGAAGGTAAGACAACAGAACAAAAGATCAAGTTTATGGATAAGATCTGCGAAGATGTTTTCCAACCATTCATTGATTCAGGTTACCAAGAGTTGGCTGATTATATGAATGCATATAGTCAAAAGATGCAGATGAAGCGAGAGGTTCTTGCTGACAAGGCAATCTGGACTGCCAAGAAACGCTATGTTATTAATGTTCATAATTCAGAAGGTGTACAGTATGAGAAGCCTAAGATCAAAGTTATGGGTTTGGAAATGGTCAAGTCGAGTACACCTGCTGTTATTCGTGACAAACTCAAAGATTCGTTACAAGTTATTCTCTCGGGAGATGAAAATAAACTACACACGTATGTCACAGAGTTTAAAAAAGAGTTTGTCAAATTACCGATCGAAGACATAGCATTCCCACGTGGTGTTAATGGTATGAAGCAGTATGCAGGTTCTCCGATTTATACAAAGGGAACTCCAATCCATGTTCGTGGTTCTTTGTTGTATAATCACTATACTAAAAAGATGGGACTAGATAAAAAGTACCAAGCGATTCGAGATGGTGATAAGATCAAGTTTGTTTATGTTCAAAAACCAAATCCATTACAAGAAGATATCATTGCATTCCCGCAACAACTTCCAAAGGAACTTGGATTGGAATCATACATAGATTATGACAAACAGTTCGAGAAAGTATTCTTGGACGCACTTCAAATTGTAATCGAACCATTGGGTTGGAAGACTCAAGAACAAAGTTCATTGGAGAACTTTTTTGGCTGAACATTCATACTACCCACTAGTAAACATACAAGACAGACGTGTAGTTCTTTCTGTTGATGACTTCTTTGATTTAAAGGAACTTGATTATATTAGAAGTTGCTTAAACACAGAGAAGCCAACTGCTGCTATTGTTGGATATACTGATCCAAAGAATGTAGAAGACTACGAAAAGATGGTCAAGAAAGCACACGAACGTAGAAAGTCTAATGTATGTTTCTTGGACTTCTTTGAATATGAGTTTTTCTATAAAAAGTTATGTACAGCAATTCACCATGTAAACCTTACTAATTTTAACAAAGTTTTATATGGTATAGAAGCATTACAGTTTGCAGAGTATGATTCTTTGTATGAAGGATTTTATGGAGTCCATCCAGATGCTGTAAATACAGATAATGCATTAACAAGATCGTTATCATTTTCTATGCAGATGTCTAAACCAGAAGAGTATGAAGGTGGTGAAGTTCTAGTCTATGATGGTAATACTACATATACAGCAAACAAGAAATATGGATCAATTACATTCTTTGATTCTAGAATGTTACACGAAGTCACTCCTGTCACCAGTGGCTTTAGAAGAAGTATAGTTGGATGGATTCTTGGACCAAGAGTATGAGCAACATTAGAATAATTAAAACTGGAATCAATGTTTCAAAGATATTGAAGCAACTTCAACAACATCCAACTGACTGGGATCATCAAAAACGAATTGAGGATATCGGTGACTCAACTCAATCTGGATGGAAATTTGCGCCAGTTGGTACACTGCAATTAGTCATGGGAGGTGTTACAAACAAAGACGAATTTGTTGGTAACACTGAGATATGTATATCAACCAGAGCGATTGCTAATCATACAGAAGTTGTAGGATTCATGAGAAGAAATTTTAAGAAATTTAGTCGTTGTGGATTCCTAGCATTGCCAGTTGGTGAACGTGTAGAAAAACATATTGATCATGGGACTTATTATCTTACAAGAGATCGATACCATCTATCAATCCAAGGTACGTATAGATACTTTTGCGGTGATGAATATGTAGATGTTGAACCTGGAACTTTGCTCTGGTTCAATAATAAACTTATGCATGGAACTGAAAACACAGGTGACTGTACACGAATTACATTTGTGTTCGATGTACCACACTCTAAGTCTAATCCATAGTTGTCTTGTAATTATACATAGAGTATAATATAATTTTAGGAGAATAAATGATAGTTAAGCCATTGAAGAAAAAAGTTCTTGTTGCAGAGAATAAAGTAGATCAAACCACTGAAGCAGGAATCATCTTAGATGGTACTACATCTGCACGAGATTCCAAACAGGGAACAGTCCTTGCAATTGGACCAGATGTAACCATGGTAGAAGTTGGAGATAAAGTTTACATCGAATGGAATAAAGCCCAAGTCGTTAAAATTGGTGACGCACAGCGAGTCATTATCGATGAGGAAAACATTGTTGCTGTTGTGGAGAAATAAATGAAGGTTCTTAAATTTTATGCTGAATGGTGTGGTCCATGCAAAGGATTGACAATGGTGATCAAAGGTGCTGGTGATAAAGTTACAGTTCCAGTTGAAGACGTAAACATTGATGAAAATCTTATGATGGCGCAAGACTTTAATATTCGATCTGTTCCAACTATGGTTCTAGTAGACAAAGAAGAAAAGGAATTAAAGCGTGTTGTTGGATCATTGTCTGAAACACAGTTGTTAGAATTTCTAAAGGTATAATATGGCAAGCATCTTAGACAAAATTAAAAAGAATTCCACAATCAAAGACTCTGCGATTCTTTCTGAATCAAAGTTCTTTAAGAAGAAGGATATGATTCCTACTTCTGTTCCAATTATCAACGTAGCCTTATCAGGTCGCCTTGATGGTGGACTCACTCCAGGTATTACAATGTGGGCTGGTCCATCGAAACACTTTAAAACTGCTTTCAGTTTACTGATGGCAAAATCTTATCTTGACAAATATCCAGATGCTGCTTTACTTTTTTACGATTCTGAGTTCGGTACTCCTCAGTCTTACTTTGATACTTTCGGAATCGACACGTCACGTGTTGTGCACACTCCCCTTACCGATGTAGAACAATTGAAGTTTGACATCATGCAACAACTATCTGAAGTTGAGCGTGGTGAGCATTTGATTATTGTAATTGACTCAATTGGTAATCTTGCTTCTAAGAAAGAAGTTGAAGATGCTATGGAAGGTAAGTCTGTTGGTGATATGACTAGAGCAAAACAACTAAAGAGTTTGTTCCGTATGGTTACACCACATCTGAACTTAAAAGACATTCCACTGGTTGTTGTTAATCACACCTACATGGAAATTGGTATGTTCCCTAAAGCAATCGTTGGTGGTGGTACTGGTGCAATGTATTCCGCAGATAACGTATACATTCTTGGTCGTCAGCAAGAGAAAGAAGGCACAGAGATTGTAGGTTACAACTTTATCATCAACGTGGAGAAAAGTCGTTATGTCAAAGAAAAATCCAAAATCCCTGTTAGTGTATCTTTTGATGGTGGTCTATCTAAGTGGTCTGGTCTACTTGACGTGGCGCTTGAGTCAGGACATGTCATCAAGCCATCGAATGGTTGGTATCAAAAGGTAAACAAAGAAACTGGTGAGATCGATGACAAGAAATATCGCATCAAAGATACAGACTCAAAAGAGTTCTGGTTGCCAATTCTTACAAGTAAGTCGTTCTATGATTTTATCAAGAACAAATATTCAATCGGTCAGGGCGAAGTAATGATGCGTGATGAATTAGATACTGCACTAGAAGCATTAGAGTTCGATGAATAAACATCTTGCAGAACCGCCAGTTACAGTAGTCGAGAATAGGAAGACTGGTCTCGACGCATTACGTTTGACTGATGGACCATACAAAGGTATAATCTATACCTATGGAAAAGTTTCTTTTGATGAAGAAGGAACCGAGAAGGTTCATATGAAATTTGAATATGACATCCTAGAAGATTCAGGTGTTAGTTATGATGACGATGAATTTGAAATATACATTGGTCACATTCTCCAACACTTGATCACTAAGCAACTCCAAGAAAATAGCATTACATACACTGGTGGAATTGATGAGAATAGAACAGAAGATCCTGAGCAGTCTGATACATGATGAAAAGTATTGTCGTAAAGTTATCCCATTTATTAAAAAAGATTATTTCTCTGAACGAAACGAAGCTGTCCTTGCAACTGAAGTAATTAAATTCTTCACAACATATAACAAGCCAGCAACTAAAGAGATTTTATCAATTGAAGTAGGTAACAGGAAAGACTTAAACGATAAAGAACTGTCAGACATTAATGAATACATAAAAAACATCAGCAATGAACCAGTCAATGAAGACTGGTTGATGGAAAACACCGAGAAATTTTGTAAAGACAGGGCTGTATATAATGCAATTCTTAAATCAATCCAAATTATTGATGGTCGGGATAAAACCCATACAAGTGATGCTCTTCCCTCTATTCTTAGTGATGCTCTTGCTGTGTCTTTCGATAACCATGTTGGTCATGATTACATCGATGACCATACAAGTCGTTATGAATTCTATCACAGGGTTGAAGAAAAAGTTCCTTTCGATTTGGATATTTTTAACAAAATCACCAAAGGTGGATTGAGTAAGAAAACTTTAAACATTGTATTGGCTGGTACTGGTGTTGGTAAGTCTCTGTTCATGTGTCACATGGCTGCAGGAGTATTGACTCAGGGTAGGAATGTTCTTTACATTACTATGGAGATGGCTGAAGAAAGAATCGCAGAACGTATCGATGCAAACTTACTGAACCTTACTATGGATGAGTTGAAAGTTATCGATAAAGATATTTACGAGAATCGTATTGATAAGATTGCTAAAAAGACTAAAGGTAAGTTGATCATTAAAGAATATCCAACTGCTGGCGCACACTCTGGTCACTTCAGAGCATTGTTGGAAGAATTAAAGTTGAAGAGAGAATATGCGCCAGACATCATATTCATTGACTATTTGAACATTTGTGCGTCTCAACGCATGAAGCAAGGTGGAAGTGTTAACTCTTATACATATATTAAGAGTATTGCAGAAGAGTTAAGGGGTCTTGCAGTTGAGTATAATGTTCCGATTGTATCGGCTACACAAACTACTCGATCTGGATTCACAAACTCTGATCCAGGACTCGAAGATACTTCAGAGTCATTCGGCTTACCAGCAACTGCTGACTTTATGGTTGCATTGATTAGCAATGAAGAATTAGAACAGTTGAATCAAATAATTGTCAAGCAATTAAAAAACAGGTATAATGATCCTAGTTACTTTAAAAGATTCGTAGTTGGGATTGATAGATCTAAAATGAGGTTGTATGATGTCGAAGCCTCTGCACAAATTGGATTGTCTGACTCTGGTCAAGAAGATGATGGTCCAGTTTTTGACAAAGGTACATTTGGTAAGAGAATGAATACTGAAGAAAAATTTAGCGGATTTAAGTTTTAGGAGAGAATATGGTAAAAGTTATCGTAGCAAAAGAAAAGTTTGATTGTTCAAAGTTAGAAGGAACATTCGTAGACGAATCTCATTATGATCATCTCATCGAAGAAGATACTGATGTTTACATGCCATCATCAATTGATGGTGGAGATCCTTACAGTGAGAAGCGTATTGTTCTAAAGTTTCGTAAGAACTACTTCACACAAGAGCAACAAGATCAAGCATATCTTGGTCTGAAAGATGCAGCAACTGAAACTCAGAACAGAGGTAAAGCAGCTGGACCACGTGGCGACAAATTGGGTAATCGTGAGTGGGTTACTGAGTATGAATATGCCATCTTAGAATACTTTGAAGAAGCAAAGGCTATGCTTGGTGAAGATCCAGTTGAACAGATTCGTCAGAAATATAAAAACGCTGTTCAGAAACCATCCACACGAAATAATGTTTGGGGTATCCAAGCAGTTAAGAAAGATGGTTTTGATTTCGAGAAGTGGGTTGAAGCGACAAGCAAACTATCAGATACAGAACAACATTACGAATCCCTGCGCATTCAAAAGAAATATGTTTGTCCAACAACT